TTTCTACAGTTCCATCGGGTAATATAACGCTTAATGTTGGATTATTTGTAGTTGGTAAATCTGTAGAAGCTGTATCGTCTACTGTTATCTGAGTTGTGGTGGCAGTGTTCACTCTTCCTGATCTACGAATCCCTGCTCTCACTGGATCGTTTATTTCAATAACACTTCCTGGTCTACATATCGCACCACTATCAAGAGATGTTGTAAAACTAACAATTTCTGATTCGTTATTTTCTGCAAATAATATATTTTTTGCAAGACGATTCGCTTGCCCTCTTGAAGTACAAGCAAATGCTTTTACTTGTTTTACCACAGTTCCTATCTTTGCTATTAATGCACTATCTTCAACAACTTCAAAATCTACTTCCTGCGAATCCATATTATAGTAACTAACAGAAACTACACTATGTCTTGTTCTCAAACTACTTCCAGAATAATTAAAACCACCTTCTCCTACATTTGCCAAACTAAATATATAAGAACTATCTTTAGGACTATCTTGAGAAAGAGTGATAGATCCAGCAGACCATATAGGAATACAACGCATCACACCAGCTAATTCATTTATTAGATCAAACGCTTCATTACTATTTTGAATATTTACATTACAACTAAATCTAGCTTCTTGTCCTCCAAAACCATCTGATACCAATGTATTTGCATATTTACTAACAGTAACAAAAGAGAATAAATCTAAATTGCTATCTGTTATATGATCTCCAAATCCATATCTAGTGTTAGTTAAAAGGTCTAATAGTATCATCGAAGGACAGTTACAATAAGTAGCTGCACCCATAACTCCATTGAATATATAACCATCGGGATAAACAATACGACCAGTTGTACTATCTACTGTTGGCGTTCCAGAACTTGAAGCACCTGCACCTGGAATCCTTACTTTTATTCCTCTTATTCGATATTTACGTTTTGGTATAGAACTGAACTGTTGTGAATCTATACGTAAAGAAGCATAGGCACTATTTAAATAAGTTTGTTTATCGTCAACAATTTCTGAAAAACTTGTAAATTGAAAAGTGTTTATTGTGCTTGCATCTGTCGAGTCATCAGTTACTCTTACAACTTTTATATCAACAGGAAAAGCACCTGTTAAAGTTACTCTATATTCTTTTTGGTAAGCATCAGCAGTTCTTCCTGTAACAGTATCATCAATTAAAGTAGTAAAACCACCGCTATTATATTGAACCTGTATCTGTAAATTAACTGAACTTCCCAATAAATCACCAGAACTTGTCGCAACTTGAATTTGAGGAAAAGTTACTGTTACCTTTACAGCATCAATATCTGTATTTGTTATTGATCTTGTAACAGGAGAAGCCTTTGTTACATTAACTCCAACAGCTTGCAATGACTCACTACTTTCAATTCCATTAATATGAGTTTGATCTGAAGTTCCAAATCTGGGATCAAAAGTTACATCTTGAAAATTAAAGTCAGTTGTAGCTGGACTTGAATTGTTAGCACTAGCTTGCAAGATAGCAGTATCATTTAAAAATACATCTTTTAAAGCAGCGTTATTATATGCAGTTGTTCCTTTTGTTAAACCAGCCTTAGAAGCAGAAGCAAAACCTTCTATCTCTCCTTCTGATATTAAATCCATCAATGTAGCAAATTGTCTGCTATGTAAAGTATCAGGAGTTCTGGTGGGTTGGGGTGGAGCAGAGGGAGGAGGTGGAGCACCAGCACCTCTAATAATTTTAGGTTTAGTCATGCTCTCACCTGTTCAGTATCAACACCTGCACTTATTACAACACTTCCTGTAAATATTTCACCATAAACTATTGGAATGGGAGTACCTGCTCTTGATGTATTCTGCGTACCAGAAAAATTAAAAGATAATCTAGGATCTTGTTCTGAAGAAAAATCAGGAGATTCGGGTGTAGGTGTTAACATTCCAGCAACTCCATTAAGAGTTAAAGCAGCACCTACATAAACAGCAGTACTAGCAGCTACAGCACCATAAGACCCAATACCCGAAATAGTACCTGTACTAAAAGTTAAACCATTTGCTCCAAGACTTGCACCACCAGTAGCAAATGTAAGTCCAATTAAGGCTGCACCAGTTAAAGTTCTTCCTAAGTTACCTCCAGCACCAGTTATCACAGGTACAAAATGTAAATCCTGTTTTCCTAAAGGATCTTCTAATTCTTTTTGACTTATTTGATAATCACCAACTAAAACTTTAAAATTACTATTTGCTATATATCTTTCTGTCTTTGGAAAATTAGATGTTAAAAATCTAATAGATTGACTAATATTATCTACTTTTGCTTCTAATTCTTTATGACCAACAATTTTAGCAAGTTCGCCATACAGTTTTACCTTACGCAGCATAACGATACCTCCCTCCTATACATTTTAACAACCATTCTGATAATGGCTCTCTACAAGATAGTCTATCTGCTAAATGATGTAAAATTTCATCTCCTAAAAATAAAGCTACATGATTTAAACCTGGACTCATTATTGACATAAATAATAAATCTCCTTTTTGTAATTTTTCTTCTGGTCTTAATTGTCTAAAGCCTGTTCTCCATGCACATTGTTCAAACATAGGATCTTTTAAAAACTCTTCTGGTGTTAAAGGTCTCTCCCAATCTCTTAAATCTATGCCTAAATTTTCTTTATACCAATCTCTTACTAAAGACCAACAATCAGTTACACCCCAAACCCATTCACGACCTAATAGTGGAGCTTTATAACCAGTTGGTTCGTAGTAACCCCATTGCTCTGTTTTAGGATTAACAATATGCCAGGGTAAACCACTATCTTCACAACTAACTTTGTCAGCTTGAGTCGGTGTAGGTGGTGTTACAGGATGACTATGAATAATAGCTGTTATTTCTCCTAAGTTATCTGCTTTTACATAATCTTCTGGATCAAGAATAAAACATTGATGACTATAAGAAGATAGATTACCGCAAGGATAATATTGTTGTTTACCTTTAATATTTAATAAAACACCAACAGATTCTTTAGGATCTTCTTTCTTTGCATGAAGTAATGCTTTATATTTCCAACTCATTAGTTAAACGTACCAATAGAAGGGAATATGGATCTTGTACATTGACGTTTTGGAGCACGAACACCAGCAAGATCAAATACTGCTGCTAATTCAAATGTAACTGTCTCTCTGTTCTCTGATGATTTTCTGTCAATTTTATATATTTCCTGTGGAAATTCTGCTGTAGGATCAGGAGTTCCAAATGGATTTGAACTTCCTGGAAAATTTGCTGCATCTAAATATCTGGCTAAAGTTCTGATTCTAGTGACTGTAGCTCCTGTTAAATCATTACCTGCTGTGGTCTGATTAACAGTTAACAAAAGTGCTGTAATTGTATTAAGAGCATTACTTACAACTAAAGTTGGTCTTGGTAATTGCCCTCTTGTGTAAGCAAAACCTTCTGCTTGTATTGGTATTTTTGTATATGTATTAGTAGCCCAAATAATATCTGCATTGGAGTTATAATTTGTACCTGCATGAAATCTGTAGATCGCATTTGATCCATGTAAAGCAGCAGTAATTTCTAAAGTAAATAATTCAATAACTGATGATGGATTGATCTTTTGTAGATCAGTAATAATAGGAGCAGTACTCATGGTTCAAATACTTCTCTAAATGTTGCCTGTATTGTAGCTCTATTATTATAAGGTATAGATTTTGACCATGCAGAACAAACATATTTACTTGCTGCACTTTCTCCAGGAGGGGTAAAGTCGAAACTAGCAGAATCCTCTGCTCTTGCATCTAAAAATGTTTCTATAGTATCTGAGTCTGCTTCTGATACGTTAAAAGTAAAATTGTATATCTTGGGATTTTGATGTTCAGCTAATCCAAATAAAATTCGATGTTCATAGCCATCAGCAAAACGAACAGTTCTAGTTAATGGTGCGGATCTTTTTTGTTGTCCGTATGTTGGGGTTATCGAAGGAAATGTAGCCATTATGTTAATAATCCTCCTGGTCTTTTTTGTTTAATTAATTCTGATTGTATAGCAACAGAAATCATACGACCAAGTTCTCTACCATTCTCTTCATCTCCTTCTACAGAAGAGCCAGAGGCATCTACATTTACAACTACATTTGTTGAGCCTCCTAAAGAACTATTTGGAGATACCATCCCACTGGTATTTGGAGTGAATAACTCAGGTCCTTTTTCTCCTACAATATATGATCTTCCTGCTTGTGCTGAACCCCCATTAGCCAAAAATCCTCCAAATAAGTTACCAAATAAACCCAATCCTTTAGTTAAAGTTCCTCCTGCATTACCAAAGAAAGCCATGTTAAACATAGCGTCTATCATTTTATCAAGAACATTACTTAATACATCATTTAAAGTAGATGTTCCACGAATTAATCCTTGTATGCCATCAGATAATTCTGTAGCTATATTTGCTGTTAAATCTCTAAACGCATCTCTTACTAATTCTGCATTTTTAACAAGTTGTTCCGCCTCTTGGTTTTCTGCAATAAGTTGTTTTATATTTATTTCTCCATTCTTTATTTTTTCTAGCTCTGCTTCTGAAGCTGACTCTTTAAATTCTGCAATTTGTTTTTCTAATTCTGCCTGTTCAAATCCTACTTCTAATATTCTTTCGTAGTGCTCTGTCTGTTTTACAAGTTTTTCTAACTTAGTTTTTTCTAAATTAATATCAAAAGGATCTCCACTTCCAGTACCATCTGTGGTTGGAGATCCTAAGAAGTTTGGTAAATTCTTTTGTACTATCTTCTTAGATTCTTCATTTAAAACTCTGTAATACTCATCTGCTGCTGGACCTTGAGTAGCATCAAAAAATCTACCACCAGCAAATTGATTAGGGTTTGCTTTTCTGGCTGCTAATGTTGCCTTTCTTTCTGCCTCTCTAAATGCTTCTTGATCTAAGTCTCTTGCTTTCTTCCTTATTCTTTGCATACCAACAGAGTCTACAAATTTAGCTGCTAAGTCAATAATTGTTATAAATGCAGGAGCTAGATCAGCTTGGAATTTTAATGCTAATTTTGCAACTGCATCATCAAATTCATCAAATGATGTATCTAATTTTTTAAGGTTATCTACACCTAATGTTCCTATAGTTTTTGCAAATTCTTTTTGTACTAATTCTAATGCCTCAGTTTTTCTTCCTGCCTTAATTAGTGCTTCTATCTGTCTTTCTGTAGATTCACTTACTTGAAATCCTGCGTCTTTTAACTTTTGTAAACCCTCTGTCGGATCTTTTAACGCATTTCCCACTTCTCTTGCACTATTAGCAAATTGTGTTGCCGAAGATGCTAAAGCTGTGGCAGCAATAGATCCTGCAAATCCACCGCCAGGACTTGCTGCTTCTCCTAACGCACCACCAAGTAAACCAGGTATAGCTTGTGTTATACCACCACCAAATAACAAAGGAAAACCACCGCCAATAGCAGCACTTTTAATAATGTTACCCGTACGCTTACTTGCTAACTTTTGTTGCATCTGCCTTTCTCTTTTTAGCCTCTTTTCTTCCGCTACTCTTAATTTCGCTAAACGTAAATTTTCAGCATCTTTTATATTTAATAACTGTGCCTCATTTACTAAATTCTTTGCACTCCTAAACTTTCCTTTTTCTACTAAATCTTCTGCTTGGCTTAACTTGGCTCGTCTTTTTTGTGTATTTAAACCAAATCTATCCAGTTCGTTTAGTTTATTTCTAGTGCTTTCTATAGATTTAAGTACTGTTAGCTCTCTACCTTTTTTAAATATTGGATCTTTTTCGTTTTTTCTCTTAGCCTCTTTTGTAAACCTTTCTAATTTTTTCTTTAACGTGTTAAGTTCTTGCTCAAAATTCTGAGCGTTTAGCTTTATATTTACTTCGTAAATTGCCTCGGCCATTTAACGTGCTCGTTTTGTTTGTGCTTCTTTTCTTATTTTGTCATACTCTGCCTTTTCTCGCTCACTTTTTATTTCTAAATATGAACTCCAATAAATTAACTCCTCGTGAGTTACGTTTTTTCTAAACTCCTGGATTGTGTAACCTAACTTTTCACACAGGAAAAACTGTAGATACAAATAATTATCTTCATTCAGATGTGCTTTTTGAGTTTATGGTATCTACCTCCTCCGCAGCACCTTGAATCTTGAACATAATATCTGTTAAAACTGTTAAAGGTATTTCTCGTCTAAGGCTAGGGCGGTCAGCTTCGCTAAATAATTTCTTACCTTCTTTATCCTCCGCTTTATTTATAAGGACCTGTAAAGCATATTCTAGATTATCAGTTTCATTTGCTTTATTCATTGCATGAAGAGTTTGATAAATAGTATCTCTATCCGCAATAGTTAGTGGTTTCCAGTATATTTCTAGGATTACCACTCCTTCTTTTTTAATAATGTAACGGCTTACGTTATCAATGCAAAATGCTTCTTTTAGCTTGTCAATAGCTCTTTTGTCAGCCATAAATTAATTTTTTTGTACTACTATAATATACCTTAATATCTTTACTTTGTCTTGAACCCAACTGATTGGAAACCCATATTTATGTCATTATTTACAAATCCATCATGTGCTAAATACACTTTTATCCAGTTAGGGTTCTCATCTCTTGAAGTTAGTGTATGACCTTTTCTTCCTTTAGTACCCTTTTTATGTTGCTGATAAGTTACTGGATTTCCTGCGGTATCAGGCATAGTTGCCCCTGGCCTATTTATTACAAATCCAGCGTATGATGCTTTGTTTCCTATATAAATAGGATTTTTTAACGATCTTGTTAATACTTCTGGTCTGCCTGGAACTTTATTTGTTTGAGTAGGATAAAACATCTGATCCGTTAGCCATGCCATAGGGGTTTCTCCTTCTCCTCCATATATTCTGGCTTTACTACCAGAAGGAGGACTACAATCCACAGCATTGTTATTTGGTCGGTCATTAAATTGACTAGGTAACTGTTTATCTCTGTCCTCTTTAAATCTTGAAGAATCTGTAGGTTGTACTGGACTTGATGATACAACCCAACTTTGAGCAAAATGTCCTGTCCACCACGGACCAGCACTTTGTAAACCGAATATCATGTGTGATGCAGATTCAGCTACAGCCTTTTCGACTTTTGCGTATAAATCGCCAGGTAAATCAGTTATGGGTCGTACTTTTTTAGCCATTTGCACTAAAATTACAGCTTACTACACTTAAAAAATGACTGTCTGCTTCGGTTATAACAGATGTTGGACCTACTACTTGACTAACTCTTGGAGTTGCTGAAAATGTATCAGTATAATCGGAAGCATTAACGGAAGTAAGACCTGTAATTACCGATTCTGATATTGCAGATGCCACAGCAGATCCTTTATGGGGAGGAGTCATTACACCGCAACGAACTGAACCTTGATAATAAGTTTGGGCTGCTCCCTGTGGTTGTGCAGTAGCTTGAGTAAAATTAATGTTTACCATTACATATTTTTTATTCTTACCAGGTGTTGTAAAAGGCATATTATCAAATACAACTGTAACTGTATTATCAGCATTAGTTACTGCTATTTTTATAGCTGTTTCTATAGCTGCTCTGGCATTTACTAATGTCATTAGAAAACAATCCTTAAACGAAATAAATACTCTTGACCACCTTTTAGTGTTCTTATGTCCATGATTTTAGCAAACCTAGTCGAACCAGAAAAAGTAAGTGATATTTCATCTTGCAGAACAGGTTGACTATCGCCTATTTGGTCTGGAGTAATGTATAACCTAGCAGTATTTTCTTGAAAACCACTTTCCTCATCTGAATCTACAAACTCTATAGGAGCTTTTATTGTGTATGTAACGTCAGTAGTAGTTACAGCACCAGTAGATGCGTTATAGGAAGGAGATGTCTTTCTTATATAAGTAATCTCTGTGTCTAATGAGTCTCCTAGTTGAGACACTACCTGTTTTGCAATCTGTTTTAGTGCTGTGTCTAGTTGTCCTGCCATTATCCTCTAACCGCCCTTAGTTGAAAACTTCCTGCTCCACCTAGCATATACGCTCCAAGGTAACTTTGTAACCACGGGTAAACATCTAAAATATTATTTACAGAACCAGTTCCCTGACTATCGGTATTATATTTAACCTGTATATCTCCTAGTTTTACTTCTTCAAAATTACCATCTTTACCAGTAGTACCAGTAATAGCATCAGTATCATTTGCTAAAGCTCTGGCTAATTCATATTGTGCGTACTTGATTCCGTTTGGAATCTTAGAACAAGCTAATTCAACACCATCTACCTGATAATTATTTCTTGGAAACTTTAATCCCTGCCCATCATCACATCTATCACCATAAAAAACTAAAGTATCAATCCATCGAGCAGCAGATATTAATGATCTTTTCTTTTGATCGTCTGTTTTATTTGTCCAAGTTGAAGAATCTGGAGAAGTATCAAAATAATCATTAGCTTCTGTCAATGTGACATAGCTATTGGCATTTTCTCCTTTTATTGTTGCGTCTATAGTTGCTGCCACGATCTATAAAGTAATTTAGTCTTATTGTAGCGTAAAGAAAAAACCCCACCAATAATTGATGAGGTTCTTTACTGCTTTGTCTTGCAACTTGATAGTACTAAGGATTAGTACCTGTATCAAGTGGTGTATTAACAATTAGCTCGACTATAGGAATTAAATCCGCATCGTATGTAATTGCCCAGTTGTTGTCATTAGCCAACAGAGCGTTAGTTGGGTTGTCAGCAGCGTTAGTCCACTTAGTTCCCATAACGTGATAAGCACTATGGTAATCAACAGACATAACATCTTGCTTAGATAAGATGTTTCTATCTGATTCAATACCTAGAGGAGACTGTTCACCTTCAAGAATTGTTCCTGACTTAATTAAGTAGCAACGGAACTCTTTCTGATGACCTGTTGTACCAGGCTGAACTGTATTAACTTGTGAGTCAATAACAACATTCATTCCAGCAAACTGACCGATGCTTGTTTCGCTAACACCGACACCGCCACCACCCCAAGTTACTGCACCACCAGTTGTGAGAGCAGATGTTGAGAATGTAAGCATACCAACTTGATATAAGTAGTAAGCAACAGATGGATGAACAACTAGAGTATCTAGCTCATCTCCTCTTGATCCAAGAAGTGACCTTCCTCTTGCAACTGTAGTAGCTGTCAAGAAGTTATCAGCATCAGCACCAGAAGCAGCACCCTTAGATAAATCTAAAGAGTTTGCACCTAATGGTCCAAAAGTAGATCCAAACAAACCATCTAACAAGCTGAATAGTCTTGCAGAGTTTAGTTTGTTAATAGCATCTGCAATCTGGTTTCTGATGTGACCCATTGGATCTTCACCAGCAGCCAGTACAGCTATATCATCAACAGCATACGCAAAACCTCTATGACAGATAGTTGCGATCTGTGTTCCTGTACCAATCTTTTGTGGTGTCAAATAACCTGCGTTACTTGTACCCCAAGTTGCTGTACCATCTAAAATTTCTTCAGTTGGAGCGATTGGGTTGAACTCTGGAACTTGTATTCTTGTTCCACCTTCTGTTGCGTCAAGAAGTGAATTTCTTACAACAGCACCAGATTTTAAAAATGCACTACGTTCTTTAATTGCTTCGGAAACGTATGTGCTGAGATTATTTCTCTTAACGATATCCGCTAGTAGGACACCGCCAGAATAATTCTGAAACGGAGCAGCCATTCAGATTTACCTTTTTAAGTTTTGCGATACCCTAATCACAGATAAGGGGGTCAATTTCACAGAAATTAACTATTTAGTTTGAGCCTCTTG